GGCGACGGCGACGGCAACGGCTACGGCTACGGCAACGGCGACGGCGACGGCAACGGCTACAGCCACGGCGACGGCTACGGCTACGGCTACGGCGACGGCGACGGCAACGGCCACGGCGACGGCGACGGCCACGGCTACGGCTACGGCTACGGCTACGGCCACGGCCACGGCTACGGCTACGGCGAACAGGCTGAGACTTTTTAACCAAACGAAAGACACCAAATGCAAAACCTCGGATTCCAACTCGCTATTGTTGACAATGGCTTCGTGTATGTCGGCAACATCATCCGCGACGGTGAGTATTACGCCATCACTTCATGCCACAATGTCCGCAAAGCGGGCACGACGAAAGGCTTCGGACAACTCGCCATCGAAGGGCCGCTGAAGGATACGGTACTGGACAAGTGCCCCACCGTGCTGGTGCCCGTCAATCGCCTCTGCCACTTCATCGCTTGCAACGCTGATGCGTGGAGGACTTACATGTGAACCACGGCTTCTGGTACATGGCTGAAGCCGCTATGCACGGCGACGGCTACGGCGACGGCTACGGCTACGGCGACGGCCACGGCTACCGCTACGGCAAACAGGCTAAGACTTTTTAACCAAACGAAGGAACATCATGAAACTCAGCATCAACCAATGCGCCGCCGCTATCAACGCGGTCGGTCAGCACACCACCGTCCTGATCGAGGGCCCATCGGGCTCGGGCAAGTCTTCGATCCTCGGCATGCTCAACCTGCCGACGCACCGCAAGGTCTACATCGACTGCACGCAGATCGACGTGGGTGACATCCAGATCCCGTCGGTCAACCACGCCATGGGGACCAGCACCTTCTACCCCAACGAGGTGTTCGGTGTGCACGGCGAGCAGCCCGTCGTCATCTGCCTGGATGAGTTTGGCAAGGCTCCGAGGTCAGTTCAGAATGCCCTCCTCCCTGTCGTGCTGGATCGCCGTGTCGGTACCCGCCCGCTGCCCGCTGGCTCGGTGGTGTTCGCAACCACCAACCTCAGCTCCGAGGGTGTGGGTGACACGCTCCAGCTCCACGTCCGCAACCGCATGTCGGTGATCGCGATGCGCAAGCCCACCGTCGAGGAGTACGTCAACTACTCGCTGGCAAACGACGGCAACCCTGCCGTGCTGGCGTGGGTGCAGGAGACGCCGCAGACCTTGGCCGACGACGACACCGTGGCCAACCCGGACCAGAACCCCTACATCTGGCACCGCAAGGACCCGAGCCGCAAGGCCTTCTGCTCTCCGCGCAGCATGACCGCTGCCGGTCGCGTGCTCAACGACGCCGAGCACCTCGACGACGACACCATGCGGGGCCTGCTCGCTGGCCTGATCGGCGCTCGCTCCGCCGCTGACCTGCATGTGTTCGTGCAGATGGGCAACAAGCTGCCCTCATGGAAGGCCATCGTGACGAGCCCGCTCCAAGCCCCGGTGCCCGACACGCCGACGATGTGCATGATGCTGGTGCACCGTGCGATCACTCGCACCACAGAGGACACGCTCGACGCGGTGATGGTGTACATGAAGCGCTTGCCGATGGAGCTGCAAGCAGTGTTCGTCAACCAGTTCCTGCGTATCCCGCAGCGTGCCAAGTTCGCTGCACTCAACAAGTCATTCACCAACTGGTGTATGGCTAACAACTGGATCATGGGCTGACATCAACCGGGGGCTATGGCCCCCACAACTCTAGGAGAACTGACATGTTTGACATCAACACCGCCATCAACACCGCCATCGCTGCCGCCGTGGCCGAGGCAACCAAGCCCCTGATCGAGCGCATCGCTGCGCTGGAGACCAAGCTGGCCGAGGCTGCGCTCTTCGAGCGCACCACCGAGGTCACGGTTCCCGTGGACGAAGTCAGGATGGTCGAGGCCCTCAACTCGCAGGAGTGGTTCTGGGAGAAGGTGTCCCGGTACATCACCAACAACAGCGACATCGCCGTCGATGAGCTGCACAACATCAAGGAGCGGTTGGAGAAGATCGAGGGCCACGAGGATAACGTGTACCACTTCGACAAGGGTGCGGTTACGTTCTTGATCGCCGAGGCCATCGACAACCACATGGAGCAGGCCAACCACTTCGACGAGGACGACATCAACTCCCTGATCGAAACGGCCATCGAGAAGCACGAGGAGGACAGCACGCACGGCGACGAGGACAACATCGAACGACTCGTTCGGAAGATGCTGCGCAGCGCGAGCATCAGCATCGACCTCTGACATCAACCCGCCCCCTCACGGGGGCTCTGAAGGAGAACCACATGAACACCCAACTCACCACCGCACGCATCGGCCCCTGGACCGTGCGTATCGTCTTCAAGGGCGAGCACTACGGCCTGGATGGGGGGCAGCTCCACGAGCGGGACGAGCCCCTCGTGGAATTCCACGACGCCGAGCAGGACATCGCCACGTTCGGCCCCTTGGGCCAGTTCGTCAACCGCTACTTCATCACCACACTGCTGAGCCGCAAGCACCCCGGCATGTCGCTGTGCCTGCACGGAGGGTATCCGAACGACTGGACCGTGTCCGGTGAACACATGGCGCTCATCGAGCGCTGGCTTGAGTTGCAGAGCATCTACAACGAAGGAGTCTAACCATGCTGACAGCAGAAGAGCGCATCACCAAAGCCCGTAGCAAGATCATGCGCGACGAGCGCTTCACCGCCATCTCACCGATCCTGATGGTCGGTTCGTGGCAAGTGGTAGACGACATACCCACTGCGGCAACCAACGGGCGTGATGTCTTTTACGGCCGAGCCTTCGTCAACCAGTGCGACGACAGGCTCTTGCGCTTCGTCGTCTTGCATGAATACTTCCACGTGATGCTCATGCACATGACGACGTGGGCCAAGCTCGACAAGGACGACGCGCAACTGTCCAACATTGCCAAGGATATGGTGATCAACAACATGCTCAAGGCGATGGACCCGGGCGGGCAGTTCATCACCATCTGGGAGAACGCGTACTGTGACCCGCAGTACGATGGGCTCGACACCGGTGAGGTGTACAAGCGGCTCAAACAACAGGCCCAGTCCAAGCCGCAAGGCGGCGGGGGCAAGGGGGACAACGGCCCCAAGGGTCAACAGTTCGACCAGCACCAGCCTGCGGCGGGCGATGGGGACGGCGAGGGTGACGGCGAGGGTGACGGACCCGCACCCCTGACTCAGGCCGAGGCCGAGGAGGTGGCCAAGGCTGTCGACAACGCGCTGCGCCAAGGGGCGCTGATCGCAGGCAAGACGGGTGCTGGCATGTCCCGGGACATTGCGTCTCTCCTTGAGCCTGTGGTGCCTTGGCAGGACGTGCTGCGTGACTGGCTGACCAACACCGCCAAGGGCGGCGACCTGTCGACGTGGGCTCGGCCCGCTCGACGCTGGCTCGGGCAGGATCTCTACCTGCCATCACGGTACACAGAAGCGGTCGACCGCATCGTCATCGGCATAGACACCAGCGGCTCCATCGACGACGAGCAACTCCGCCGTGCACTGAGCGAGGTCGCCGCAGCTTGCGAGGCCGTCTCTCCACAGATGGTCGACGTGATCTACTGGGACTGGGCAGTCGCAGCGCATGAGTCCTACGAGGGCGAGCGGGTGCAGGACATCGTCAAGGCGACGAAGCCCAAGGGTGGCGGGGGTACCGACGTGCGGGCCCTGTTCAACTTCATCGACCAGCGGGGGCTGAACCCCAACGCGGTGATCGTCTTCACCGATGGCTACACGCCGTGGCCTGCGGACCTCAAGCACCCGACGCTGTGGTGCATCAGCACCAAGGGGCTCCGCGCCCCGGTGGGGGAGACGCTGTATGTCCCAGCCTGATGGGCCCGTCCCCGGGCTCCGCCCCGGGCGGGAGTGGGTACTTACAGCCCGCACTCGCCCACGGAAATACGTGTTGTTTGAATACCACAAAGAACCGGATGGTATTGAAGAGGGTAAGTGGCTGGCGACACTGACACACTCTGGCTTTCTCGACGGCTGGTTTGTGTCAGCGTTCTTGAACGGCGGCATTCAATGGCAAGTCAGACTCAGAGAGTCTGACGATCCACCCTTTGAGTTAGCGGAGGTACTTTATGACGCAGTGTGTTGACATGCCCAAGGCCCTCGGTGAAGGGCGAAGCTGGCACCCTGTCGAGGACAAGCTCGTTGAAGCCTACAGCCTGTACATACCCTACATCATGCCGGAGGGGTATGGCACGGCTAAACAACAAGCGGTGCTGGCACGCATTAAGGGGGAGCCTGGGTGGACTCTCACCACAACGCCGCGCTGGCCCTCGGACATGACGTGCCAGATGAAACTCCCACCGAGCGAAGACCCACCGTTCCAATTAGCGGAGGCACTGTATGACGCTGCTAAGTGACACACTAAGACCCAACAGACTCTGGGTCGACTTCGGAGGTGCAGGCCTGCTGGCCTACGTACTGCGAGAGTCGGTAGACGGAGGACCCTACAGAATGATTGCCGAGATCAGTAGGAAAGCAAACACACCGTGGAAGGTAGAGGCAATACTACCCAACAACACGTTGTGGCAAACGACCATCGACGTCGAAGCAGCGCCGTTCAAGGTGGTCGAGGCGTTGTATGACGCGGTCAAGTAAGCCCCGGCGCGGACCGGGTGTCGCTCCCCCAACCCTAGGAACTATCATGAGCAAAGCACAGTTTGACAAAGTGATCCTAAGCATCGACCACAACAAGTTCATCGTGCCGAAAGAGGCAGCGATGGCGATCTTCGAACTCTTTTCTGGCCACGATGTTTACAAGATCCAGACGTGGTATTCCAAAGACTACATGAACAACAAGGAGATGGCAATACCGCTGAAAGGCGACAACATGCCCAGCATCAGCACGGTGGGTCCGGTGCAGTTCGCAACGATGCGGGCCAACGCCGAGGCCAAGGAAGAACAGGAGCGGGCGGAACAGAGAGCCAAGAAGGAAGCCAATGCTTGACCCCAAGCGCAACCCCAAGTCGTCCTACCACATCATCCCTTCCATGGACCTACCTCTGGAGTACGTCTGCATCACGACCTACCCACCGATGCCTGAGGAGGTACGCACCGGTACCTATCGCCGTGATGTGCTGCCCCGGTGGATGCTTGAGGCGATGGCGCTGCTGGACGCTGGGCACCCTGAGACAATCTACAACATCGGCGTGCGGGTAGGTGAAAATTCTTACTGGATTGAGCCCATCGAGGGTTGACAGCGGTGGGATGAGTTTGTAGAGTCGGACCACCAATCAACGGAGTAGCCGTCAATCAAGCACCGAGCCCGGTGCGCTAACCCTTCGCCCGCTGCTACTCAACGGGCGCATCAGAGGACAACATGTTCCAAGTCGAAGCAGACATCTCCATCCCCAAGGGCACCCGCCCGGGCCGTCGTGGTACCACGTTCCCGTTCGCTGACATGGGAGTCGGTCACTCTTTCCTGATCCCTTTCGACACGGCTGGTGACGAGGGCAAGAAGCTGGTGGACTCGTGGCGGCGCAAGGTGCTGAACGCACGGAACCGGTTCAACGACGTGCTGATGACCGACGCTGGGTACGGTGGCAACGAGATTGAGACCCGCACCGCCATCATGTCCGATGGTTTGCGCGTGTGGCGCACCGCCTGACAGGTCCCTGGTTTCATCACTCAACGCTCTACCCCGGTAGGGCGTTTTTGTTGGCTAAACGCTTTTGGAGAGCACAAATGACAAACAAAATTGCACACAAGATCAAGAAGCTGGACGGCTTTCGGGGCGAAGCGGAGCTGTTCCGCATGGAACCCCCACACGAGAGCCACGAGTACGTCGTGGTCAGCGCTATCAAGCCCAAGCCCAGGGGCATGCCTGAAATCGACAACATCCCGGGACTCCTCGATCCCGAGACGTACATCTTCGGTGCCCACTCGGACGGCGTGGTAGCGGAGTGGCTTGAACTCCCGGGCAGCTTCAAGGGTGCGATGGACATCCCGCAGGCACTGCGCAACGCAGGGTATGAGGTGGCCGACGCACGCCTGATTGCCGCAGCCCCCGGTTTACTCCAGTGCCTGGAGGAGCTGCTCGCTGTTATTCACGACAGAGAACGCGACGACGCCACTATCGCCGCTGTCAACGCGGCGGAAGGTTTGATCGCACAAGTGCGAGGTGACGAATGAACACCAAAATGCTACGACGTGCCCGGGCTCTTTGGGCCTCGGGCGACCGCCGCCTGGATCGGCACAATCAGCGGGCATGGGTACGCGCCCTCCGTCGGCTGGGTGACAAGTGGCTACTCGCCACGCACGTGCCGAGAAAGGAGTTGGTATGAGCGGTGGGTATTTCGACTACGAGCAGTGTCGCATGCAGAACATGGCGGACCGACTTGCGTCCGTTATCGAGACCAATGACGAGTTCAGCAAGGAGACACTGGCAGAGTTCCGCAAGGGGCTCGTGCTGCTCATGGCGGCAGCGGTGTACCTAGAACGTATCGACTTCCTGCTCTCTAGTGACGACAGCGAAGAGACGTTTCACAAGCGGCTGAAGGAGGACATGGAAAATGGTTGACAAATACGAGCCGACAGTGCGTCGACTCCCCAAAGGTGCGGACCAGCAGGGGCGCTATCCCGAGGCAGCAGAGTCCTGCACCGACGTCGGGCAGGACGACGAAGAGAAGCCCGAAGAGGACACGATGTGGTTCTGGGTCGTGGTCGTCGCGATCTTCACCGCCGTCGTGGTGGCGGCTGCTTGGGAGGGGATGGCATGACAACACTGCGTGATGCCGTTCAAGAGTTCATTACCGACTACGACTGTGGTGGGTGCGGCCACTTCGCGGCCTATGCCGAGCGTTTCCGCAAGCTGCTGGCGCAGGAAGATGTCGCGCAAAACCTCCAGTCAAGGCTGGACGCTGCCAAGCGCCTCGAGGAGCGCAGGCAGGAGATATCTCAGCCACCCGAAGCCCTGCGGTTGGCTGATGAATTAGAAGCGCCTGTTGGCACGCAGTCAACTTACAGCGCTATACAACAAGCAGCCGCTGAACTGCGCCGGTTGCATGCGGAGAACGCAGCCCTCACCGCCGCCCTGGCCTCATCCTGTGACGAGCAGCGGCATGAGTTGTGGGAGAGCGGCGGCGTCGCCGGGTGTGAGCGCGCCCGGGTGGCGGAGAGGCAGTGCGAGGCGCTGCACGCTGACGCCGAGCGCTACCGCTACCTGCGCAACCGCAACCCGCAAGAAATCCTTCCTGTCATCGGCAATGCCGCAGGGGTGTGGATCGACTGCGACGACGAAAACGGGGAGTTGACGCTTCTCACCGGCGAAGACGCTGATGCCGCTATCGACGCGGCGATGGGGAAGACATGACCGACCTACGAACCGCCGCCCAGCAGGCGCTGGAGGCGTTGAAATCCGTGCAAGACCATAGACCAAACGATGAAACAAATGCTGCGGTCACTGCCCTCCGCGCCGCGCTGGCGCAGCAGGATGAGCCAAAGGGAGGGGGCAATCTGCCACCCCCCTTGCAGGCCGAGCCGGTGCAGGACCAAGACGACATCCTGCGCATGGCGCAAGAGGCTGGAATTATCTGGTGGTCGTCAGACCAAACGTTTTTGCTTACCCGCTTCGCCTCCCTCGTCGCCGCAGCAGAGCGCGAGAAAGTCGCTCACTGGATGCGCAGCATGGGCTACGCCACCGGCCACGGCGACACTATTGAAGATCTGCTGGACCACCTCGGCACGCAGATTGCCGAGGGGCGGGAGGTTGAGGCGTGTGCCGACATCTGCGACCAGCACGCCAGCGTCGAGGGTATTGCGCAGCGGTGCGCGGAGCAGATCAGGGCGAGGGGCAAGACATGAAACAACGCACCCGCATCCGTAGGATGAAAGACCACCTCTACCCGTGGTGGATTTACGCTGACCAGCAACGCAAGGCGTGGGCACAGGTGCGAGCCGCTGGCGTCAAAATCAGTAACGCGCTGCGCGAGGTTTACGAAAGGGCACGAACATGACCCTCCCCGCCGACGTAGCCCGATGCGCAGGGTACGGTGCTGAAGAGTGCCGAACCTGCCGCCGCTACACCGACCCGCCGCATGAACGGCAGGCATGGACAGGCCCGTGGGAACTCGAAGGCGTTCCCTGTGAAATGAGGATACCCGTATGCACGACCCAGTCAACCATCCCCAGCACTACACCGAGCACCCGTCAGGTGTCGAGTGCATCCAAATCACCGAGCACATGAGCTTTTGTCTTGGCAACGCCGTCAAGTACATCTGGCGTGCAGACCTGAAACACGACGCCATCGAGGATCTCAAGAAGGCCCGGTGGTATATCGACAGAGAAATTCAGAGGAGAGAAGGTGGCAAGAGCTGACAACATCAAGAGGTGGGCGGATATGCTAGCCCTGTGGGTCAAGGCCCCAAGGACTGTTGACGAACTCGCTTCACTGACCGGCCTCGACAGAGGGGTCATCTACCGCTGGCGCAAGGTGTTAGAGGATGAGGGCCTGATCACAAGGTGCGGGAAGACAGAGGTCAACGCCATCATATGGGCCTGGAACCCACCAACGAAGGACAACCCATGATCGAACTCATCGCCGCTGCTAACCTTATCGGGGCTTTCGCCCTGCTGTTGTGGAGAGAACGATGACACCGCTGATAGCTACTATGTCAGGCCTTATTTCAAAAGAGGGGGCGTTTGACATAGCAGATTTCCATTGGTTTGAGTTAGAAATTACGAACGAAATCGCAGAACTAAGGGCAGATTTACTATGTGGTAACTTACCTTTCCCAAAGGTAGCCTTAGTTTCTGAAGTAAATAATGACCCGTTTGTGGTATTTGTTTCTCAACATGAAAGTGTAACCCGTGGAACACCATTTATGATGGTGAGAGGTAGTTTACATGTGTCCAAAGAGTTTGATTACAAACCAGACGACTTAGGTAATGCGGGCAATATTGATGTAAGACACACAGACGGAACACCCTTCGACTATAAGAAAAATGGCGCTACCGGTTTTATCGGTTTCATAGCCCAGTTTTTGAAGAAGCTAGGAGCCCGCGCCGAGACAGGCTATTTACCAGTAAAACGCGCCAACCATGCCAAACGGATTCGCCAAGGTAAGGTACCGTTGTATGATTGGAATACCATCGTTGTAGAACCGCCGAAACCGAAGGCAGAACCTCAAGGGGGCACACACACAAGCCCCCGTTGGCATGAGCGACGGGGACACTGGCGCAACCTCAAGAACAACAAGCGTGTTTGGGTTCGCAACTGTGAAGTCGGCAACAAAGCGCGTGGTGCTGTCTTCCATGACTATGTCGTAAAGGAAACCGTATGATGCACCCCTCAGGACTTACCCTCGCCCGCTGGGCGTGGCCCTTCAAGACCGACGCGGAACGCGTACTAGTCGCACGGTGGTTCGCTAAGCAGGACCATACCCAACGCGGACAAGATGAGGAGGCACTCTTCTGATGCCATACAACACCGACCACCCACCGAAGATTGCGGACCTCATCGCACTCTTGATCAAGGCTCCGCGCACAGGACGTGAGCTTGCAGAACTGACAGGTATGCACCTGAGTACCACCCGTGCCTACCTCTTTGCTTTCCACGCCGAGGGCTTCATCCACTACGAAGAGCCTGCACATCCCACAAAACCACGCATCTACGTCTGGGATACCACGGCACTAGAACCGAGAAAACATGGCCAACACACCTGAATCCAAAGTCAAGGCGAAGGCCGTTGAGATCATCAAGAAACACAAGGGGTACTACTTCTACCCCGTCACGGGAGGCTATGGACGTTCAGGTATCCCCGACATCATCGTGTGTCACCGTGGGAAGTTCTTGGGCGTGGAGTGCAAAGCCGGGTTCAACAAGCCCACCGCACTACAAGACCAAGAGATGACTAAGATCGAACAGGCCGGTGGCACCGCTATGGTGGTGCGAGAAGACACCCTTGATCTGCTCGACCGCTGGCTCTGGGAGAACACGTAATGGAGGTAGTAACGCTAGATTTCGAGACGTTTTATGACCGTGAGTACAGCCTCACCAAACTCACCACCGAAGAGTACATCCGCGACCCACGCTTTGAAGTCATCATGCTCGGCGTGCGCTGGCCGGATGGGTCGAAGGAGGTCGTCTCTGGCACCCACCTTGAGATCAAGCAGTGGTGCGATGCAGTGCCGTGGGGGCAGTACGCGATCCTGTGCCACAACACGCTTTTTGACGGTGCCATCCTGTCGTGGAAGTTCGGGGTCAAGCCCCGCGTGTGGCTCGACACCCTCAGCATGGGACGCGGCATGTTCAGTGCCCGGAACAACTCCTTGGCGTCGCTGGCGAAGCGCTACCATCTGGAGGACAAGGGTACCTATGTCATGAACATGCTTGGGCGTAGACGCTCCGACATGTCGCCGGGAGAGTTCAAACAGTACGCCGAGTACTGCCTGCTCGATGTCGACCTGTGTCATGACTTGTGGCACCTCATGTCTAGTGGCTGGTACAACCCGACCGAAGGAGACATTCGAGGCCCCTACCCCATCGAGGAGTTGAAGCTCATCGACCTGCACATCCGCATGTTCACCGAGCCGATGCTCAAGCTGAACCGGGACAAGCTGGAGACGCACCTCGCAGCGGTGCGGGAACGGAAAGCGGAGTTGTTGTCAGCGGCAGGGGTTGAGGTTGACCTGCTCATGAGCAACCAGAAGTTCGCAGAGGTGCTCAAGGGCTTCGGCGTTGACCCGCCGACGAAGATCAGCCCGACCACGAACAAGCCCACCTTTGCCTTCGCCAAGACCGACCCGGGCATGAAGACCCTCCTTGAGCATGAAGATGAGCGGGTGCAAGCGGTAGCTGCTGCACGACTCGGCGTCAAGAGCACCTTGGAGGAGACGCGCACCGAGCGCTTCATCGGCATCTCGACCCGGGGCGATGCCTTCCCCGTGCCGCTCAAGTACGCCTATGCGCGAACAAAACGGTCATCTGGCGGGGACGGTATTAACCTACAAAATCTACCGTCACGAGGGAGTACGAATCTCAAGGCCTGCATCGAGGCACCCCCGGGCTATGTCATCATCGACTGCGACTCCTCGAACATTGAGGCGCGGGTGCTTGCGTGGCTGGCGGGGCAGGAAGATCTGGTCAACGACTTCGCCAACGGCGTTGATGTGTATTGCAAGCTGGCAACCAAGATTTACGGTAAGACCGTGACTAAGGCTGACAAGCTAGAGCGCTTCGTTGGAAAGACGGTGACGCTCGGCTGCGGCTACCAGACCGGCGCAGGCAAGCTCAAGGCGACGCTCAAGGCGGCAACACCGTCGGTCGACCTCGACATCGTAGAGTGTGAGAAGATCATCAACACCTACCGTGGCAGTGTGCCGCATATCGTTGACCTGTGGGCACGAGGGGAAGAGTCTATCCGCTCTATGTACAACGATGAGAGCATGTGGCTGGGGCGTGAAGGTGTGGCGCTGATCGAGGGCAAGAAGGGAATCAAGCTGCCCAGCGGGCTCTACATCAGCTATCCACAACTCCACCGTGCACAGGGTGAGCGCTTCGTTGAGTGGCGCTACAAAGATGACACTGGTGTGGTGAACATCTACGGTGGGAAGCTCATCGAGAACCTCACCCAAGCACTGGCACGTATCATCGTCATGAGTCAGATGCTACGCATCTCCCGTAAGTTACCCGTCAAACTCACTGTGCACGACAGCGTGATAGCATTGGCTCGCGAGGACGAGCGCCAAGCGGCGAGGGCTTACGTCGAGTCTTGCATGCGCTGGGTGCCTGACTGGGCACAGGGGTGCCCGCTCAACTGTGAATCGAAGTGGGGCTACAACTATGGAGAACTGCATGAAGACTGACGAGGTCATCGACTACGCTATGCCGATGATGAAGATAGAGAAGCTGTTGCGCAAAGCGCACGACCTGTGCCTTGAGCACCGCTACGCTGAAGCCCGTGAAGTGGCCTTGCATATTGGCACCGAAGCGCGTATCCTCCAGCACACGCTATCCATCATGGAGGACGGGCCTATGGCCCGCGCTGCCACGTCATGAGCTTGCCCGGACCTTGGTCGTTCTCGTCCCTCAAGTCGTTCAAGACTTGTCCAAAAAAGTTTTTTGAGATCAAGGTCGCGAAGAACTACAAGGAGCCTGAGTACACCGAGGCCACGCTGTACGGGTCGAACTTTCACGAGGCAGCGGAGCGGTACATCCGCGACGGAGTGGATCTGCCCGGGGCGTTCAACTACGTCAAGGGCCAGCTTGACACGCTCCGTGCGCTGCCCGGAGAGAAGTTCTGCGAGTACGAGATGGGGCTGACGAAGGACTTCGAGCCCTGCGGGTTCAAAGATCCGAACGTCTGGTGCCGGGGCATCGCTGACTTGCTCATCGTCAACCATGAGACCGGTGTTGCACGGGTCATCGACTACAAGACCGGCAAGTCGGCCAAGTATGCCGACACTGCGCAGCTCGAACTCATGGCCTTGATGGTCTTCAAGCACTTCCCGGAGATCAAGAAGGTCAAAGCAGGGCTGCTGTTCGTCGTGGCGAACTCGTTCAAGCCAGCGGTGTATGCCTCTGAGCAAGAGAAGATCTACTGGCAGCAGTGGATGGCTGACGTCAAGCGTCTTGAGAATGCACACCGTACAGGCGTGTGGAACCCCAATCCTTCGGGACTCTGTAAGAGACACTGTGTGGTGATGTCTTGCCCGCACAACGGGCTAAATGGAGGTTGAAATGCCTTACAAGAACAAGGCTGACCGCGACCATAAGAAGGAATACGCCGACTTCTTGGCGGATGGTGGACGTGCCAAGCAGTCCGAACGTCAGCGGGCGCGACGTGCTTGGGACAAAGAGAACGGCAAGGCGTCACGGAAAGGTAAAGCTCTCGACCACGTTACCCCCATCAAGGACGGTGGCAAGAGCAAGCCGGGGAACGTGAAGCTGAAAGGCTTCAGCGCAAACAGCGCACGCAATTTCAAGGGACCGAAGTCCGGGGGCTGACCCCGGGTTCTCCCTATACCGCCTAGCATCGCAAGGTGCTAGGCTTGTCCGCCCTTCGGGGCTCTGAGCTTGACGGACTTTGTCCCTCAAGCGGTTTCCGTTTGTCTAGGAGCGCAAGTGAAACAACATGTCATGGTAGATATCGAGACCCTTGGTACACGCCCGGGGGACATCATCCTGTCTATTGGCGCTGTGAAGTTCAGCGTCGAAGAAGAGATCAAGGGCGAGTTCTACGTCACGATTGACGCAGAGTCGTGCAAGGCAGCGGGCCTGCGGGCACAGAAGAGCACCCTTGAGTGGTGGAGTAAGCAGTCTGATGCGGCGAGAGAGGCTGCGTTCAAAGGTGGCACCTCGCTTGAGGTCGCCTTGATCAAGCTCGCGGTGTGGATGCCCCCGCTGGAGGACGCCGTAGTGTGGGGCAACGGTGCCAACTTCGACAACGCACTGCTGGCCGCTGCGTACCGGGCTATCAAGCACGATACCCCTTGGCATTTCTGGAATGACAGGTGCTATCGGACTATGTCCACTTTGTTCCTCAAAGATCGCATCGAGCGTGTAGGCACCGGACACGTCGCGCTTGATGATGCCAAGACTCAGGCGATGCGACTGATTCACATGGCGAAGAAGAGTAAGTTCGCTCTGGAGTAATGATGCAGATCGTTGACGACAAAGCCCTATTGTTGAAGCTCCGCAATCCACAGCGGGTGCTGAACACCATCCCGAAAAGCAAGTTGCTCGACGATGGTCATGTGCTTGTCCACTGGGGGCTGGATGAGGCGCGGGTGCTGAAGAACATCGGCATCAAAGGGGTGCCGTCCCCCATCGAAGGGCGCTACAAATGGCCGGGGCTTTACAAACCCTTCGACCACCAGCGGACGACAGCATCGTTCATGACGCTCCACAAGCGAGCCTTCTGCTTCAACGACCCGGGCACTGGTAAGACAGCCGCTTTCGCATGGGCTGCGGACTACCTGATGAACAAAGGCTACATCAAGAGAGCCCTCGTCATCTGCCCTCTGTCAATCATGTCCTCAGCATGGCAGGCGGATCTGTTCAAGGTGGTCATGCACCGACGCGTTGACGTGGCCTACGGCGACCGGCGCAAGCGGGCCAAGATCATTCAGTCCGATGCCGAGTTCGTCATCATCAACTTCGACGGCGTGCAGACGGTGCTGGAGGAGCTGAAGGCCGGTGGCTTCGACCTTGTCATCATCGACGAGGCGAACGCTGTGAAGACCGCGACGACCAACCGATGGAAGGCGCTCAACGAACTGATCACTTCCGACACATGGCTATGGATGGCAACTGGCACCCCTGCGTCCCAAGCACCGACCGACGCCTACGGCCTTGCCAAGATGCTGAACCCGGACTCGGTGCCGAGGTACTTCTACACTTTCCGCGACATGGTGATGTGGAAGGTCACGCAGTTCAAATGGAAGCAGAAGAACAACGCCGCCGAAATTGTCAACCGGGTACTCCAACCCGCCATCCGCTTCACCAAGGAAGAGTGCCTTGATCTACCAGAGCTTCTATACACCACACGGGAGGTAGAACTCACGCCGCAACAACTCAAGTACTACCGGTTATTGAAGGATCAGTTCATCATGTCAGCGGGCACCGAGACGGTGACGTCGGTCAATGCGGCTACCAATCTCAACAAGCTCCTGCAAGTATCCTCCGGTGCGGTGTACTCCGACGACGGCAACACCGTCGAGTTTGACATCACTAACCGATACAACGTTTTGCTGGAAGCCATCGAGGAGAGCACCCACAAGGTGCTGGTCTTCGTCCCGTACCGGCATGCCATCACGGTGTTGAACGAACGGCTCAAGAAGGACAAGATCGCTGTCGAGGTCATCGACGGCAGTGTGCCGGTGGCGCAGCGCACGAGGATTTTCGCCGCGTTCCAGACCGAGCCTGAGCCGAGGGTGCTGCTCATCCAGCCTGCGGCGGCTTCGCACGGCGTGACCCTGCACGCTGCCAACACGGTGGTGTGGTGGGGCCCTGTGACGTCAAACGAGATCTACCATCAGGCCAACGCCCGCGTGCACCGTGCGGGCCAGAAGAACCCCTGTCTCGTGGTCAGGCTGTGCGGCAGCGGCGTGGAGCGCAAGCTGTACGACTCGCTCGACGGCAAGACCGAGGACATGGAGTCCCTGCTCAACTTATATCGCGAGGAGGTGCTTGACACAGTCAAAGTTCAACCGTAGACTTTCGATCCCAGCCACAGGAGGCCGCATGGAACAGGACATCGAGGCACCTCAGGTGCCCACTGAGAAGCTCGTCAAGACGTACATCAAGATGCGCGATGCGCGTGCAGCGCTCGCCAAGAAGTACGAGGATGACGACAAAGTCATCAAGGATCAGATGGAACTGATTGAACACGCCCTCATGGACGTGTGCAAGAAAGCGGGTGC